TGCGAACCTATATTACTTGTCGTTATTGCGGTATCGGAATCTTGTTTATTCGAGTTTAGGGTACTTAACGCTCCTGTCACAGTTCCATCTCCAAGCGTTGATATATCTGTTGTTCCCATCTTTGATAGCAACCATCTTACATTTTTGAAGATAGTAGAAACTTTGCTAAAAATCGAAGCATGTGTTTCTTTACTCGCTAATAGTGCCGGAGCTGTAGAATCTCCTGTCAAAGAATCATTAGATGTAAATGTGACAGTGTTGCTTTGGCTATCTCCGTCGGCAGGTAACGCTCCTATGCTTGCGCATGTAATATTTACATTTCCACGCCCAAAAACTTTATCTTTCTCTCCTTTTACACCTGTTACAGGACTTCCGGCTAAGACATCCCATTTACCCGATTCTGTCTTATAAACATTGCTTCCGGCTGGCTCTGTATGCCCAGCTCCATCAACAAAATCAGATGTTGTTACAAACTCGTCGGAGATGTTATACATATCTCCGGCACTTGCAGATGATACAGACGGAAGATTAGCAAAAGTAACAGTTCCCATAGGTCGCAATGCTCCGCTAAACGATTCAGAGATGGCTTTTGCTTGTTCGTAATACTTCTTTGCATTAGCTTCGGAAGTGGCGGCGTTAGATGCACTTGTGGATGCAGCCGCCGCTTTTGATGTGGCTGTGGATGCACTATTACCTGCCGATGTCGCACTTGATGCCGCTTCACTTGCCTTTGTGCCTGCTGTTGACATGCTTTCAGCTGCGGATGATGCACTCTTGCTTGCATTGCTCTCTGACGTTGCAGATTTTGTTGCAGATGCACTTGCTGATGATGCACTTGATGCCGCTTCACTCGCCTTAGTGCTTGCAGTACTAGCCGAATTAGCAGATGCAGATGCACTCTTTCTTGCCTGTTCACTGTAATATTTAGAGTTATCGGTATCTTCGCCATCACGAACACCTGAACCGCCGATAGCGTATGATTGTGATAACTTAGCATTGTCGTATGCAGAATTACTACTTGTCGTTGCTGAATTTGCCATGTTTGTCGCTTTGGCTGCCTGTTCTGTTATCTTAGCAAGATAGCCTGTTTCAAGCATCGCATCAGTAATTGAACCATTCTTAATAAATGCAGAAATGGCTCCTGTTTTATTGTTAATCGAAAATGCGATTGTCGCAGAATCCTCGAACTCGTATTGTGTAATAAGCGCAGACATATCTACATATTGTTTAGAACCATCTGATAACGTAAGAACAAGTCTCTGATTTACATAATCGTACGAAAAATTCACAGCAATTTTTTCTAGGTTTGTATCATAATCTACGTGTGAACCGTTCTTGTACGTTACAGTAATAACGCCTGTATTGCTATTTAATGACACATCTGCAACCATGTCATTTACGACTTGCATATCTGCCTTAACGGTGTCAAGCGTTATTATTCTATCATCTAGCTTGTCGATTGCACTATCACCAGCATTTAGGTTTGTTGCGTTCAATGGTGTGTTTGTGCTTGGTCGATTCAACCAATTTATTCTATTGAATATCTTACTCCATCCTTGTGACATAGCTATCTACCTCCTAACTTCTTCTCTAACTCTGAAATTCTTTCGTTTTGCGATTGCACCGTTGCTACAAGGTCAGCGATCAGTTCCTCATATCGAATTGCCTTACCTCCCTTTTTCCCTGTGTCAATATTTGCATCACAGTAAACTCCCCAATCGCTCTGCATAGAATCGTGAAGCTCCTGTGCGATAAATCCGTGATGCAGGCGATTGGATGTGCCATCTTTGTACTTATATTCAACAGGATTCAAGGAATAAATAAAGTCACTAGAATTTTTTGTGTCTAGTGACTGAATATTTATCTTGATGCTTTTGTCTGAGGCAATAACCGGCGAAGATCCCAAATATGCAGTTCCGCTCGTAAAGAAACCAGCCGTTTCCACTTTAGCATAATCTCCGGTTTTTGGGTATCCATCTTCATATACTCCAACGCTCGTCGGTGTAATTATCGTGTGCCTTAATTTTGCTCCAAGAATAGATATTAACTCCTGCATAATTAAATAACCGACATTGTCTTCATATCCTTCTGCTGACAATCTCATTTCTGAATACTTTTGTCCATTGTAATAAAATTCACTCTTAAATGTTTTTGCATTGATGTCGCCTTCGATGTTTGCGTCATTGCAAGTCATTTTTCCTTCTTTCGTAACGCTGAAATTATCAGAAGTTATTGCAATATTCTTACCTGTAAGATTGATTGTTCCTCCGGACAGAAGATTGATTACATCACTTGCAGACAGCTTTATATTATCTGCGTCAACCTTAAATTCTGTTCCGCTTCCTGTATCTCCGATAAGCGATACTTGAACAATTTTGCCTGTTTCAGAATCCACGCGTAAGACAATTTGCTGTTCAGTTTGTTCAATTCTTGTAGACAGTTCGCTTTCTGCGTCCGTTGCGCGCTTAACTTCCGATTCCAACCCCTTTTCTGTCACTTGCACAGAGGTCTTAACTCTCTCTGTCGTTTTATTCAGACGTTGAAGTTGTGCGGTTACACCGTTCATATCGTTTTCAAGCATTTCTTTACCTTTGCATAGATAAGCATCTCGAAGTGCCTTAATTCCGGTTAAATCACGTTGAAACACATATGCTTCAAATCCATATCCGTTAACTTCTCCGCTGATAAAATCGCCACACTCTACGTATGGTTGTCCCTTTATCTTTGACGAATTGATCGGCCTGTATGATATGCTTGATATCTTACTCAACAGCGCATTTGCAAGTGCCATAATCGTCTCGTGTGTCTGCCCTATAATTACGAAGTTATCTTGCACGTAATATGGATTTTGGTTATTCTCTGTGATTACCTGTGCGCCATCTGAATCCACGATTATTACTCCGTCGATATTTGATGTGAAAAAGTCCTCAACAAGCGGATGCTCATACATAAGTGACGTAGAAATATTGAATGAATTTTCACTATCTCCACTTCCGGCAGATGGGTATAAGTCGTTTGCCGGGAATAAATCATCAGCCGGCAACAACATAGAAGATTCAAGTGACAAATAATCAAGCTTGCCATATCTATCCATCCGACCAAACACACCGCTAATTTCACATATCTGTTTCATCAGAGAAAGTCCGTTGATTCCGTTTGACGAATCAAGCTCTTTGGTAAGCATTACATTATCTGCAATCAGCGTGACATCGTTCTGCTCCACTCCGACATAATTGCAAAGGCTATCCCTAAAATTCTTAACGCTGATAGGAAATGTAAGGCTGTCATACCAATCTTTAACATCAACATCGAAATACCGCATTTTATCGTATGCGGTCAGTTTCTTATAGTCTTTGCCAGCATATTTCTCAATCGTTTCCACGTAGAACACGCCCAACGGAATCTCTGTTTTTTTGGTGATAAGTACCGGCTCGATTTCATATCCTTTAATTCCGCTATTCAAATTGAATACTGTCAATTCAAAGCTGGATGCATTACAACCGCCGAATTTAAGTTGTTCTTCTTCACAAATTGATTCGTGCAATGTCATTTGCTCTGAAAGCACGTCCAAACCCTTAATCGTTGGAAATGCATTATCCTTAAATTTCACTTCTAATTCGATTGGCGTTCCATCTTTGATATATAATTTTTTAATATCTTCCGAAATCTTAATCATACTGTTTTTACTCCATAAGAAATCCATGCCATTCTTGTTGATAGATACTTGATTTCCTTTTCATCAGCAAAGTACATAGTCGGTTCAAAATCAGCCATGTACATATCACTTGTCACATACTTATTTAATTCAGGCACATATACTTCAACACTTGCTTTTTTCTCAACTGCATTTGTATAGTTGGCTTGAATATTCGCAAAAATGCTTGACACCTGCGTATTATCAAGCATATTTCGTGTCTCAAATTCAACTTTCGGTGCAGTATTTTCCAAAGCCGTTCTATGTAAAATTCCATTTACATCACGTGTTGAATCCAAGTCTTGTCCGTAATTCGTTGCCTTGTAGCTTTCTGCCTTAATCATCGAAAGCGGAAATATGTAATTGCCAATCTTAATTAAATAGCCTTTATATGCCATCTAACCACCTCACATAAAAAGGGCAGACACATTTACGTGCCTACCCTATAAATTCTTAATATAACAATGGATTTGTACCTGTCCGGTTGTACGCTTGTCTGTTTGACCGCTTCACGCTATCGAATATATCGTTTGATGATATACCTGTATCTTTCGCAAGCAACTGTCTAAGTAATTCGTTCTGTTCTCGTAATAATCGGTTTTGATCTGCCTGTGACATTGACATTCCATCTACAATTCCGCTTGCAATGTCTGTTGACATCCGACCGGTATCAATAACTGTCGACGTGCTTGTTGCCACATCTGTGTTGATTGATGATGCAATATCCGCTGACATATCAGCTAAATCTTGCAATGGGTCTGTAAACTGCAAGGATGTGTTGAATGCAGATGTCAAATCCGTAGCCATTCCGCTTGCATCACTTAACAACTTAGGCATGGCACTTTCCATACCCAAACCGATGCCGGGTGGCAAGAATTGACCGATTTCTTTATTCCATAATCGAGACGGAGAATGAATACCAAACGCACGTTTTAATGCGGATGTCAATCCTCTTGCAAGAGACACGATACCGCCGACAAGTCCGGCTGGTCCTGTGTTATTCCATCTGTTTGTTAAGCCGATTCTAAGTCCGTTGACAAGGTTTGCTCCGATCGGGTTCCAATTTTCTCGTTGAATTATTCCGCTTGTGTTCTTAGTGTGTTTTCTTGTATCGGATTCAACACCGCCCCATTGATTATTTGCTCCACCGCGAAGTCCGGCTAAAGCACCGACAAATGCGTTAGTAACGTTCTTACCGCCGCTTGATGAATCCGCTTTCATCTTGGCAAATTTCTGTGCCATATCGGATGCCATACCATTAAGAGTTGTGCCAGAACTGTTCTTCATTCCTGTTAAAGCATTAATCACAGACAACGACATACCATTAGCTGAGCTTGTAGCATTTTTACTCATAACAGAAAAATTGGTTGTAGAATTTCCTGCCATTCCTTGAATACTTGTTACAACCGACCCAGCCATTCCTTGTACGCTTGATGTCGTATTCTGTGACATATTTTTGACACTGTTAGATGCGCTGTTGTTCATGTTATTGTAATCGGAAACTACATTATTTTTAGTCTGCTTAACAAGCGACGTTATTTGATTTTTCCCATTTGCAACAGAAGCTCCAACATTGGCTAATCCGTTTTTAGTCTTTCCATCGACATCTTTCCCCGTTTGTTCCACATATCCAGGAATCAATTTTAAAAATCCGTTGAATTTTTCAGTCATCTTCCATGAAGCTTTTTCGATTGCTTCACTCAAATGTTCAAATGTATCGCTTCCTGTTTTCCCTGTCTTTTTGAGTGGTTTCTCTCCTTGAGCTACTGTCTTCCACACTCTTTGCACTGATGGTGGCAATTTTTCAATTTGTTCGTTAGCATTTTCTATCGCTTTTTTTCTGTTTTCGATTTCTGTTGCCCAATCAGTTTCTCCTTCTTTTACTGTCTGATATAATCCGGCAAGTGCTTTAAACGGAGTATCATATTCTTTGTAATATGAAGCCAATTCGCTGTCTCCAAGTGATTCTGCAAGAGATGCAAGACCTGTATTTACTTGTTTCCCGATCAATTCTCCAAGTCCAAGACCTGCAGCAATGGCAATTCCTATTTGCCCCAAAGAAGCTGTTGCGGCGCTTGTCTTAAAGTAAGCCGCCATTCCGCTAAGCAAACCACCGCCTGCCGCATTTCCTACGGAAGAAGATGCAAAATGAGTAACTATCGCATTTGTGATTGCATTTTTTGCAGCCGATGTAAGATTGACAGCAGTAATCGCAACGCCAAGAGAAGCAATCGTAAGGCCAATCGCCTTTGCAATGTTTACATTTCCCTCTTTGTCTACAAGCCACTTTGCAACCAAGTCTGCAAACTTACTGAACGATGTATTTTCGTATAACCAATTTCCAACTTTGAAACCAACTACTGCGGTTGTAATTGAGATAGAAATTGCTTTGCTAATAGGAATGGTTTTATCGCCAATTCCTGTTGATATTTCCTTTGCAAGCAAATTCTTTAACACACCTGCGGCTATTTCTTTACCGCCATGCATCCACTTAAAAGCACCGATGGCAATTACAACTGTGTCAAGGTCTAATTCGGTAAGGAAGTCAACACCACCCTTTAATACATCCGACCAAGATATATTTTTAAGTGCTGTGAATACTGTATCTTCGATTCCGTCTACCCAACCATTGATAGCTTTTGCAAACTTCTTAAAATCAAAGTTTTGGAAAAATCCGTTTATTCCGGATGCAATAGACAACCCAAGATCGTCAAAATCAAAGTTGTCTGTAAAACTAAGCGATGCAGTAATTGCAGTATTTAATGAATTTGCAATAGTTTTTCCTGTTGCATAGAAAAGTTGTGGAGATATAAGGCCTGTTAAAAAGTCCGCCAATCCTTTACCGAAATTCTCCGCACCCTTGTAAGCACTATCCCAATCAATGCTTTCAAGTTCTTTCGTCAGATTTATTCCGATGTATTCTCCGAGTCCTCTAAGGTTAGAAATGGCACTCTTGTAAAGTCCGTCTGTCTCTGTGACATTAAACTTCATTCCACCGCTTGAACCACCGGAAGATGCACCGCCACCACCACCAGAGCCACCATTACCGCCGGAACCATCGTTAGGCGTATTCAGTACATTCAGTTCGTCGAAGCCTTGTAATTGTTGCTTTAATTTCTTGGCATTATCAGCCGCTTTTCCTGTGCCGGACGCAAGGTCGTCTGCACCTGTTGCCGCATTCTCGAAATCATCAGCAAGAGCGCCACGTTGGATTTCCAATTTCCATCCGAATATTGCTCCTAAAGCATTAACAATACTTTCTGAAAAATTGATAACCGCATCCAAGCCTTTATTAAGTGCTTGAAGCAAAGGCTTTAACATGTTGATGCCGGCATTACCCCATATAGCACCAAGTCGCTTGAAATTCTCTCCAAGTAATCGCACTTGGTTGTTCCATGTATCAGCGGTTCTTGCAAAATCGCCTTGTGCCATTGTGGTTTGCGACATAACGTACTGATAGCGAAGCATTGTCTTTTCGGCTTGCGACATCGAATCAATATTTGCATTCATGCCATTATTCATCGCCCATTGCTTCAATGTTGCCTGTGTAAGGTCAAGGCCATATTTACGAAGCGGAACGACCATTCCGGTATATACCGCTTGTAAATCTTCCGCAACGTCAGCCTGTGACTTATCATAGAATGATGCAATATCACCAGCCAACTTAGTCAGATTCAAAGACACATCTGCCATATCATCGGATGCTTGTACATAGCCATCTGTGGATTTTGCAAGGAAGTTGTTCGCATCTCCGACCTGTTTTGCGGTAATACCCATAGCAAGACCCATTGATTGATATGTTGATGCATATTTCTTAAATGACAATTCGGACATTCCAAGCGTATAAATCGCACTCTTAGCCTGTTCTTCGACCTTATCCATAGATGGTCCGAAACTGTGCGATACTACGTTCTGAACCTCTGTCAAAGCACCGCTTATATCTATTGCTTTACGGAATACGCCCAGCGCACGGAACAACATCCAATACGTCGCATATACCTTACCGATTGCCGATGCAAGGTTAAATGAGTGCTTAGATGCTTTCTTTGCAGAATTTCCCCAACTATTCAGAGATGATGTAAGTCCGCGTGTCACACTGCCTACACGATTGCCATTCGACGCAAGTTGTCCGATTGCCTGTGTCATTTGGATAATATTCGCATTTACTGTCGGTGCGGTTGACATTGTTTGCATAAACCGCTTCAATGCTTCCGCAAGCGCATCAAGGTTTGCGGCGGTCTGTGCAGTTCTGTTTCCGGCAGATGCAAGAAGTCCTAACGCCGATGCAAACTGTATTGTGTTTTCTGATACAACGCCAGCCTTTGACAGCGAATTTATCAGACGTTTAAGGTTTGCCCCTAATAGTGGTAATGCTGTGCTTGTTGCCTGTGCATTTGCTCCGGCACTCGCTAATCTCGACACCGCATTTACAACTTGAATTGTGTTACTTGCAACACTTTTAGAACTGCTTAGCGCAGATGTAAGTTGATTTATGTTCGCCCCTAACTGTGCGAAATTCACGGAGTTAAGGCCGCTCACATTTGAATTTGACAGTCTTGTAATTGAATTTATAAAATTCACAAGGCCTTTGTTGTCAAAATTTAAACCGCTAAGCGTTGCAATTCCACTTGCAAGCGGTGTCAACGTGCTTGATAACTGCGATAGCTTTGCTCCATCCACCGCTTCAAATTTCTGTATACCCTTTGCAATTCTCGTAAAATCGGACAATTTCACGCCTTGAAAGTTCTGCATTGCGCCACTAAGGATATTTACACCACTTGCCAGCTTTTGCAGGCCTTTTGTGTCTACGCCGCCAAGAGACTTTGACAGAACACCCAATTTATTTATGAGTTTGTCGATTTCGTTATTTGCCTTTTGCGCTTCCGCTCCGATTTTAATTTGCAAGCTATCAATTTCTGTCGCCACGATTCCACCAACTTTCTGTCACATATTAAAAAAGACGGTACAAACTCATGTTGTACCGTCTGTATTCTTCTCAACTTTTGGATGCTCTAATTCATAATTTGCCTGCATAGCAAGAAGTCCAGCCAAAAATGCTTCACGTTGCTTTTGCAAATCTTCTTCCTTTGTTTCCATAGCCAAGATAACAGGTTTTTTCATATACTTTCCTTTTGGATTCTTTGCAAAGTTTGCTTCAATAGCAACCGCAACCGCAGACATAGTATACTGACCATTCATCCAATTTAAAGCATCTATCTGTTTGATTTTTTGCTTATATCCGTCACGTACATATTCCAATTTCCTAGGATTCATATGCTTAAATTCCTCATACGAAATTCCCATAGAATATGCAGATGGGAAGAAACCCTTCCATATTACTTCGTGGACGCTTTTGAACTCTTCTTGTGGTCTTGTGGCACTACCTTCGGTGTCTGTTCCGAATTCTCTTCCTGCTCCATTGCCTGATTCATGGTCTCGATCATCTTCTCGATTCCACTCATCACGAAAAAACCGTCATTCTCCATGCATGGCATCAGCACTTCGTTGTAAACATCCGTGCAAGACTTCTTTTCTTGTTTCATATATTTTTTCAACAGAGTTTTCGCTTCATCCATAGATACCGGGTTATGTTCTAAGCATCCGGCATAAATAGCAAGCACGCAAATCTTAGGGATTGTCGCAAGCATCTCACTTGTTCCATCAAGCATTGCAACCGCAATATTGTTTCCCTCCTGTGCCGACCGCGCAATATAGATGCCTGATTTAACCTCAAACATCTTCTGTACAAGATCGCCCACCTCTACTGCATCGAAACCAAACTCTAACTTATATTCTTTTCCATCAACTGTAATTGTTTTCATATTTTAATACCTTTTACCTTTCCTCCTACGCTATACATAGGAAAGGGGCAGACCGAAGTCCGCCCTTTTTGTTCAATGTTTTATTTTATTCATCAGCATACGATGAATAGCTGTTTACCGCATTCGATTCTTCGTCACTCATCACTGCGGTATCAGAATCTAACGAGTGACTAACTATTCCCCCGGCGTAAATGCCACGGATGTATCCATTCCCTTGTACTCTTCAATCGTAAGATTCATCTCGATTGTGAGTAATTCGTTCTGCCCGATTTCCGGCTGTGGAATCTGCTCTGGTGGCTGTGCTACAACAAAGAACGACTTCTCGATTCCCGGAATGATTGTCTCAAACCACATTCTCTTTCCACCGGACAATGCCTTGTACTCTGTGATAAGAGCCTGCCACTCTTCGATTGTTTCTGCTGTAAAGTTTACTGTTACAGGGAATGATCCGCCTGTGTCCGCACGTCCCTTTACGTATCTGGTTATGAAATCTTCCAAAGCAGATGCGTCAATCTGTTCCGGCTCAATGTTGATACCAGCTATTGCGTTGATACGTGTTAATTGCTTAAATGACGTTGGCTTTGTTCCAGCGGTTGCTTCCGTACCATAGCCGAATGTAATTCCAAGTGTTGAAATACCTGCTGCTGCCATCTTTTTTACCTCCTTAAAAATATGCATAAAAAAAGAACCCAAAACAGGTTCTTAAATTATTTATCCATCAATCTATCATTTGCTCCGAGTATTCTTCTGAATCTCGCAACGCTCCTATATACTGTTCCGTCAGACTTAAATTCCGGCATTGGTGTTGCCTCAAACCTCATTGTCTTAAATATGTCTGCAACTATTGCAAGCATAAGCTTCGCATCGTATTGCGACGTGTTTGTGAACGTCTGAACCTCAAACGTGGTTAAAACTCCGTTGATATTCTGACCGTCCAACGTCCGTCCTTGCTCTGTTCCGGGCAATTCGTGAACGTAAATTGTCGGAAATGTTGGTTTTGATAATCTGCTTTCAAGGTTTGTGATTGTAACGCCTTGTTTCCACTTCATATTTGGGAATTTCTTTCTTAAATTTGGAATTGCATATGAATTAAGAATACCCAAAACTTTTGTTTCATTTTCATACGCCCAAGTGTTATCAACCATTCTTGAATACCTCTTTTACAGTTTTCTCAACTAACTTCATGAGTTGAAGAGATGTATAATACATAAAAGGTCGGCTTGGCATACCTTCTGTAAAATACCAATTCCCATCATCACCCGGATAGAACCATCCATATCTACCATCTGCAAGCTGCCTAATTGTCTTACCACTTGCATAGTTCCATGTTACGCCATCCGGCAATTTCCCCGGATAAGGTGATTGCTTACCAACAATTCCGGTTCCGAACTCAACGAACATCGCATGATCTGTACCAGCCACAACCGCCCATACACCGCCGCCTTTTGTGATTCCTTCATATTCAGAATGAATACTTGAAAGAAGTTCCGAAGTGAATACTGCATCAAGGTCTGCAATCTGTACTCTCGCAATCTCTACGCCTTTTTCAGCCAACTTTTGAGCAACAATTTGACATTTGTACGTCAAACTATTTTGGTAGTCTCTAAGCTGTTTTATCGCGTTTTGAATGCTTGATTGAGACAGACAATTCATGCTGATTGTCTTTTTCCGTGACATGCCATCACCTACTCTGCGTTTTTCACATTCTTACGAAGCAAATAAAGGTCAACTGTCAATCCTTCATCTGCCACACCTTTGACGATGTAATCTGCCGACGTTGAATCAATGATTGTCTTTTCATTGTCCTTATAACCAACTTCCGACCGCTTCCATATCAATGCACCTTCCACAAGCGGAAATGCGTTTTTGTCTGTAACAAGTTGTGCATAATTAGTCGAATCGTCAATTCCAAATTCCTTTGCGGTTGCTTCGCTTAACTTATTGCTGATAGAAGAATAAAAAATAACAGGCTCCGTATATGCTTCAATCGGCTCTCCTGTTACTTCTGGTATTTTGTTTCCATCTTCATCCAAATATGGAATAAATGTGCCATCATCATCCGTATAGCCGGTGTAGATGATATTCCCATCTTCATCACGTCTGTACTGTGGTTGCAATCCAAGGCTAAGTGAATACATCATCTTTTGCTTGTTGATTTCCAACGACATTTACTTCACATCCTTACCAAACCGCTTCCATAATTCGGATAGTTTCTCCCATCCGAACATGGCGACAAAAGCCACAATAAATCCTGCAATTACGGATGCAACGATCATATACCATATAATTTCAGCTTTGATATACTGCATATAAGCGATAAACGCTGTTACAGTAAGAGCGATAGAAAGCACAAATACAACTAAGTCGGTCGGAACACTCTTAAATATGCCTTTAATAACCTGTGTAATTACAGACACAACAAATGCCAAACCTCCAACCACCGCAAGTAAAATTGTTGCGTTGCTTAATAATTCCTGCATTATTCTTTACCTCCGTTCTTTAAGTGTATTTGCTTAATTTCCTCATACATTTTTGTTATCATTCCGTTTCCACCAAGAGCGTGATACGCATCGTACATTTCAGAAAAATTCTGATATGCATAAGACGGTATTTCTCCAAGTGCAACGTATTTATCGTGGTACTCTATAAGTTGCACACGCAAAAGTAACATTGTTCCTTTACTGTTTGCATCCTTATCTTTCTTTTGTTGCTTTAGAAGCCAGACAATATATCCTAGCATTATTGGAAGAACGACCGTATATGTCTGTAACAAAAACTCTTTCATTCTGTAGCTCCTATTTCTCTTATAGTTGGTACACCGCCCACCACCCTTGATGTGTACCGCCTGCTACCGCATCCGAACCTCAAACACGATAACGCACAATCTTCTTTTATAATGCCTTTACAAACGGATATACACCCACAAACAAGCTGTCTCTATCTCTCCAATGGCGCGATACTCCATTTTCTGAATAACTCGTCATGTAGTTCTCGCCAGCTTGTGAATAGTCGTACACAACAAGGTTTACTATGACACCCTCAAAAGAGTTCATATCTTCTTCAATCATTTCCTGTGTGTAAGAATCTGGGTAGCACCGTTTTGCAACAACATCTTTTTTTGCTTGCTCAATTAGTTGTTCAATAAGCGGATTGTCTTCGATTTTATCAAACAAAACAACATCTTTTCCGTCAGCCTTCTCCATATGAAATTGTTTCAATCGAATTTTGACTTGTTCTAATGTTGTCATTCCTTATCTCCTACAATCCGAATTTTGCGATCAGAATCTTTTTCAATTCTGAACCGCTGATCTCTTCTGAGTTGTCAATTCCGTACATCTTAGCCAAACCTTGCAGATCAGAAGTAGACATACGGTTGATCTCTGTCTTTGTATAGTTTGACGTTGGTGGTGCCATATAATTAGGCGGTGCCGGATTTTTGCTATCTTCCGGCACCTCGTCACCAGACTTATACCAAACGCCATCCTTAATAACAATATACGGATACTTCATGGCGTCCTCCTTACTCTTCCGAATGAACCTCGTAAACGAAAGTGCTGTCCATGTTTTCGTAAGATGGAAGAACGACCTCTGATGCAAACGTAGACATCTTCATTGGTGGTCCGTACTCGACCTTTGTTGCAACAGTAATACCTGTTCCATACTGTGTAACATCAACATCTGCAACTTGTCTTGCAGTTCTTTCCTCCGGTGTGGTACCAAACCACGTATTACCAAGATTTCCTTCTGGAAGAAGTGTAACCTTATCATCCGGATAGAAGTAATGCTCTGTTCCGGCTTCGTCTTTATACATCTTGTCATAAAGAACGATTGTGAGCTTCGTTCTCTTCTGCACAACAGAAATTACAGTATCATCGTCAACCTCAATGGTTGCTGTAAGATTCTGTGCAAGAATAGAATTTCTGATCTGTGCATTTTCAAGCAGATACTGGAATGTGTTGCTGTTCATAAGAACGTACTTGGCAATCTTGCCTTGCTTCTGCAGCTTCTTTCTTGCGTTGTTCAAATCTGTAAGTGGCTTTGAATTTGTTGTATCATTCCACATGCTTGTTCCAGACAGCTTTGCATAGTGATCAGATGCATATGTTCCGTCCTTATCATAGTCGTAAGCATACTGTACACCATCACTCTCGATAGCAATTACAGGATGTCCTGCGTTTGTTGCAAGAAGTGACATTCTCATTCGCTCTGGTACAACCTCTGCTCCGCTTACAAGATTGTTTGTATCGTCATATACGCTTGCCAACGCACTTGCAAGGTACGGATCATCTGCTGATTGAATACGCTCAATTTCCAGCATTTCTTCCTCGCCAACTTCCATTCCTTCGCGGAAGAACGCCATCTGTGTCTTTTCCTTTGCAAGTCCTTTTCTCGCACGAAGAGTAGGAATTGAATCAAAGTTTGATGGTGCAAGTGAAACAGGCAATCCCTTATGTGTCTTAATCCAGCTAAGATCAAGTCCCTGCTTCTTTCTCTCTGGGAACCATTGAAGTCCAAGATATGGAATCTGGTTACTAGCGTTTTCTGTGGCAGTAAGTGCAATCGACTTACTATCTAATACTTCGTTGATTAACATCTTCTTTACCTCCTGTATTACTCAAACACAATCATCGGGAGTGCTGTCGTTACACCTTCGGCATATGTTACTCCAGAATGTTTCTCTGCAACGCTCTTATCGATATATGCCTTTTTAAGTATTACTCCCTGTGGTCTGTCCTCTGTTACGTCGAATTGCAAGATACCGATAACTGTTGCTGTGTTATCTACCTTTCCAGTCTTTCCGATTGGCGTTCCGGCCTTTACAATCTTTCTGCCATCGCTTGTTTTTGCTGTGACATCCGAAAAATCAAGTGTCATGGCGATAGCTTCTTTTGGCGATCTCTTAACAATCTGAACATCGCCAGCATAAGTAGTCTTATCAAACTGCATATTTGACATGTTTAATTACCTCCTAAATAATGTGACAAAACGTCATTGCTTTTTGTATTGTTTGAAACAAGTGATTCAGCTATTTTTTCAGCTTCTGTCTTTGTTCCTTCACCGCCAGCACTTCCACCACCAGGAACATCTTGCATTCCGGCGATTTCTTTTTCCTTTGCCTGTGCCGCGGCATTCTCTTTGTCGGACATAATCTTTCCAAGGGATTCATAATCAAGGCTTCCATCATCCTTAACAACTGTCTTTGCTTGTTCAGCAGAAATCTTGAAGTTTGTCATGGCGGCTTCTCTCTGATCTCTGATTGCATTGTTTTTCTGTAACTCTGCTATCTGCTGATTAGCTGCATCCAAGGCTTTGTTTGCCTTTTCGATTTCGGACAGGTTTCCAGCTTCCAATTCATCGAGTTTCTTTTGTAACTCGTCCGCTGTGCCAGCCTTTTCCTTGTACTGCTTCGCCTTGTTCTTTTCCGTCGCAACCTCCGAATTGTTCTGATTCAACAGATTCGTGATCTGATCGTCCGTTGCATCCGGAAACAGTTTTAATACATCGTCTCTTGTCATAAAATTACCTCCGTAAACTCACGCTTTTGTTACCGCAGGTCGCTCCTGCCGAGTTTCTCCTATTTACCGCATAGGTGCAAAATTTATAAAAATAAAAGCAACTACCGATTATTCAGTAATTGCTTTATCTTTCTTATTCATTTGATCTACTATTTCTTGTGCTTTTGCTTTTTGAGTTTCTGCATCATCAATAGTCTTATACAGATTTTCGAGATACGGTTTCGACAAGTTAAATGTCTTTTCCGCGTCTCCCCACAATCCCACTGTTGCTATTGCAATAAGCGGATGTATTCCAGCTTGAAGCAATACTGTAAGTGTTTGTGCCTTGGTGTACATATTATCCTGCGGGCTATGATTGATCTGCACGTCAAAATCTCTTGTTGACAACTTTAGATCGTTATCATTTACTCTAAGGATATTTAACACGACATTTGCAAGTCGTTTTTCTGCCGATTTAACAATAGGGTCTTTCAACTTTGCTCTTGTCTTAGAAAAGTCCCATCCATTACGAAGTTCTACAGCTCCTTGCGTATCTCCGCCGGTATTCCCTTGTTTATTCGGTATCGCCAGAATAGATAGTGTATTATCCCATATATCATCCTTGGCAACTTGGCATTGTGTTTGATTTAATTCCTGTGTCATAATATCGACGTCGGATTTATTATCTCCATTGTTCGATTTAACTGTCAAAGCATGGCTTTTCTTCATTTTCTCGAACTCTGCTTCGTCGATTTGGCAATTCACAAATTTTATCCAATATTGAACAAATTGTTCAACGCCATCCATTCTGTTAGACTGCATATTGTTTATTGCATCCAGCATACCAATAACAAGCTCGATGTCAGAAATTCTTTCGTGATTGTTAGGGAACTCAACAATCGGTATCCCGCCGTATGTGTGAAGTTTGCTCTCAATCAATTTCCCATCTTGAATTTTATAAGATGCCGTATCGGAAAATGCTAATTTATACCAATTCCCGTTTTCGTCTTTTAACTCCTGAACGGAAAGCATCGGCTCTTCTGTGCTATCGTTATAGATTGAAAAAGTATTCATCGGCGTTGGTGCCACAATTAAAAATGGAACATCTGAATTTTCTTTAGGTCTTGCAGCCTTAAATGATGTTCCTGTTGCGGATTGCCATTCTCCAGCTTTGATGTCTTTTTCTTGCTTATTTGCATCTGCCATGAAATCATTAAGCATATCAACAGCCTTGTTGATTGCTTCATCATCTTTTCGGCTAATGAATTGAATCGGCTCGCCGTAGGTCTGCCCTACTTTGAACTGAACAATTTCGTAGGCATGATTTTCCACGATTCTGTTTGTGATATCTTCATTTGTTACCTTTTGTCTATACAGAATCGGTTGATCTCCCTTGTAATAATTCCAAAGATATCGAATAACAGATTTGTTATAGTAAAATGTTCCAATGCATTCTCCAATAACTTTGACAACATTATCTGCGGTTATCTTATCAACGCTTGTATATGCAATTTTTCTTCCATATCGACCTTGAACAAGGTCTTGGAGATACATTCTGTTATTCATTCTTCCATACCTAAATAATCGTTACTCCGCTTGATACTTCTCTTTGCGGTCTGTTTTTTATTTTTATCTCGTTGTCTGCCGGATTGAACGAAACTCTTTTACCGCATTTCCGGCAACTATATGTCATTGTGAACGTTGACCGTCCATCATAGATGCCAACCTTACGTTTGCATCTTGGACAGTATATTGTTTTGCTTTTCATCTTATGCTCCTATAAAATTGCATTAAAAAAGCACCGTGATAGCGCCACGATGCTTTTTCAGGATTTTAATATGAAGAGAAATTGAAATGTCTTTAGACAACATTTGCATTTTAACTATATAATACTTTTGATAATGAAACAATATGCAAATGTGTGCAAAATAGTGCAAATGTACGCAAATTTACGCATAATATAATTTTCCGAACATTTTTTCAAATGTTTTCATTGCATTTGCCTTGGTTGCATTTACTTTTCTAATACTACAATCCTTGAACTTTGCACATTCCTTCATTGTATAACCGTCAATAAAGTACAGATGCAGTATTTCATACTGTTCCATATCTTCCATCTGGTCGATCTGCTTAATAATTTCTTGCTTCTTTGCCACGTAAATGTCGATTAAATGGTCGATTTCTTTCTCTGTATCAATAATCTTTGCAACTGTATCTCCCAACTTGTCACGCTTAATAGAAGTCTGCACTCGCTCGCCATCACCGGTGCCACCTGTAGATGTCGCAATTTCACGTAGCCTGTTTTTTTCTGCAATCTTCCGGTCAATCTTAATGTCAAATTCTTTGATCTGCGATAAATATTTTGCTGTTGTCATTTAATAGCCTCCTGTCCTAAAAGGATTTGCCGTTGCTGTTGCCGTTGCAATATTATTTGGATTTTCTATAAACATTTCAAGCTGTGTAAGTCCATCGGCAGCATCATCATGTTTGTTCTCTCCAATTGATACAAACATAGTCAATTCATCCATAGCCGCTTGATATTCGTCGTTTCTTCGATATCGAACAACGCCTAATTCTGCATCTTTCTGTAACTGATCTTGTGTAACCTTCTTTGATTCAAGAAAAATAAATTTTCGTTTTATATCGCCAGAATATGCTATGATTTTTGATAGTTTTTCAACTTTGTTCGGTGCCTTTCTACTTGTACACGAACATTTATATTTCTGATCTTGTAACCGTTCATCAACATATTGGCAGTATAATTCTCCGCCTGTATTTCCCTCAAATCGTGTTTGCCTTATTCCGTTTCCAATGATTCTTCCTACCACCAAAGGCAATGTAACTTCTTTTGCTCCTTTATTGAATACCCAATCATAGATATATACATCGCCATTATCATATTCTGCACCAATCGGCATTGATAAACTATCTCCGCCGCCCCATGCAACATCCACAACTCCAATACGGCGAAAATCTCCATCCGGTAATATTCCATTAAAATATCTTAATTCGTCCGTAGGAAAAAGCAATCCCTCGCGCACGAATGGTCGCTGCATAAATTTAGCTTCCCATTCAGCCTTGTCAAGTTTTTCCCTCATATCTCTGTAATATTCCGTAGAAAAACCATTTATTTCATAATCAAAATTACTTTCGTCATTTTCGTCAAGCGCCGGTATTCTCCTAAACCTATACTTCGGATTTCCGTCATAAGATTTACGCAATCGTTCCAACGGGTCAAGAACGTTCCATAATGTACCGACCATCAATTCCCTTGCTCCGTCATTTTTACGGTCAACCATCTTATTCAGATATTCTTGATACGTATTTTCCATTCGAGTAGGACTAAGAGAATGTTCACGATCTCTTACCAAGTCATCTACGTACAAATATCCGTCTTTTGATACATCGACCGCACCTGTCCATGTTCCGTCAATACCTCTGCAAGTAACTGTTGCAAATCTATCTGGGTCTCCTAATGTAATAGTAAACTCATCTGCACTTTTGTCTGTTACAAGAGATTTATTTGCATATTCTGGATTCCAAAAGAAAAATAATTCATCAAATGCATATTCTTCTGTCGAAAACAAATTCATAAGTTCCTTATAAAATCCTTTCGCAAGGATTCCAGAGTGTCCGCCCATTGCAGAGTGGCTATTTGGTCTACGCATTGCAACCCAAGCAAGGAAGAATATACATATTGTTGATTTTCCGACACGGGATGGCATTGACAAGCCGTAAAATTTGATCTTTCTGTTTTCCAAATCTTCAAGGTCATTTACAACAACCTTCAAAGTTTTTCTTCTTGGATAATAAAACCGCTTGCTCCAATTACGTTTACGCTCCATGTAATACATAAAGCTTTCAAAATTGTAATAGCTTTCCAATTTTAGAAGTTCATAATATTTGTCTATTAGGTCATATGGCGTATTATGATCTTGTGCATATTTTTCTAAATCCCATATAGTTCCGCCTGTTTGTATCATGCAAAATTTCTTTATGATACCCTTAGACCTATTTGTGAGTTGTAACCCATACTCGATATCCTTTTCGCCATTGATAGCAACCTTACAGGCTTCTACGTAGGCAGATATTACGGATTCATCGACAAGATGTGTCTTTATAAAATTATCATATTGATTTACTGTGTTGATTAACTCTCTAGATGCCATAAAGAAAAGCACCTCCGCTCATTCAAGCAGAGATGCCATAGAAATCTCTGCCTATAATTTTTCTAGGGTAGCAACTAACTCCTGTTGTTAGCCGGTAATTTTATTTTGTTAAAAAGCGATTATGTCTTTCTCTAAACTGTCAATCGGTCTTGTCCTGTAAATTTCACTCTTCCACCAACTTTCTACTGCAGATAGGGCAATAATTGATATCCATTGTTCCCGGGCATCCGCTATCGCCTGTATTTATGTACAAGAAAATTGTTCCATTTTCATTCGCAATAAAATCCTCTTGCGTCATAAGCGCATCCAAGAATCCTGTTTTAACATCAACTATTTTTCTACACAAATCACACATATCTCTCACTCCTATATCAAAATGCCGGGCAGCCGTCGCTTTCTACTGCATCTCTTTTAACCCATAAGGTGTGTGGGTGCAACGAATTTTCCCACCTCCGGCATTTAATTATTCTTCCTCTTTGTTGTGCTTACAATACACAAGCAAATGCTCCGCAATCTGCTCCAAATCTTCAATTTCATACTTTCTACGCTTTGTTTTTCTTCCGGTAAATGGTATTTCGCATTCGTATTCTTCATTTATCAGAAAATTTGCTACCTCAATTGCGTCAAAAGGCAATTCAACAGTCGCGTTGTTTTCTTTGAATTCATCAGAATCGTGTTTAAGTTGTTTGATATAAGAATTTCTTTCCTTGATGCTCTCTTTCAAACTATTTATCTCATCCTTAAACTCTTTGTCGTGTTCCGTGAAATCAAGTCCTTCAATAATGATTCCGTATTCTTTCTCAATCATGTATTTGTTCTTGTCTTGCTGAAAATCGTTTCTAAGTTCATATTTTGAAGTTTCTACTGTGACTCCGTTAGCCACCAGCAACGTACCTATAACATTTGTAAATGCCATAGCCATATCTTTATCTTCTCTATTCCTTATGTCTTTAGCAATGTTTTCTATTATTTCAATTCCGTTCACATCTGCCACTCCTTTCCAAAATTTTTATATTCGCTTCATGTAAATATTCTCTCTGATCTTCCCGGAAAAGAAATGCTGCAAGCTCTTAGACACGCGCCTTCCATTCATCTTGTAGTCGGTTGCAAAATAATCATCAATCATCCACATATAATCTTCTGCTTCACAATCAACTACTTTGCCGGTCGGATGGAAATACGCATCGACGATACTCTTAATTGCACTTTCTGATACGTCTATATGCCTTATATCCGATTCTTCTTCGTATCTGCTGATAAAATATTGGATAATGTTTCTAAGGTCGATTATTTGGCTTCCTAGCGTGTATGGTTCTGCATATTGACCGACCAAATACGGAACATCCTCTATCGGATATTTAACATCGCTTACATTGCTTTTCTCGACCGCCTTTTCGTCAGAAAAGCATGAACTAACTTTTCCTTTAGGAAAAGCATAATTATTATCTGTATTATTATCTATGTAAGTATTCTCTGTTAAAGAATTTACCGAATGGGTAATATCCTTTTTACCGTTCAGGGAAATTCCATTTTCCCCTTTGGGTAAATCCGAAAAACATATCTCTTTTGAAACATCATCTTTCCATTTTGCTATTGCGGAATTTATGTTCTCGTATATCGGTCTGATATGAGTTGTTGGAACACCGTTGAATTTGAACAGTTTTGTTTCTACAAATTCCTTTTCCTTTAATTTCTTTATTGCATTATCGTATTGCTTTTTAGAAATTCTTATTTCATCAACCCATTCTTCTCTACCTTTAGCAAGCCAATAATTCCCATCTTTGTAAATCCTTATTTTCCGTTTTTTATCCTTTGTTTCAGAAAACCAAAACATTATTTGCGATAGTAATGTTCCGGCAATCAAATCCTCTGAAATGTCAATATAGGCGTGCAAAGTGTGGTTGAATCTGTGAGAAAACTCATAGTCAACTTTAGCCTTTAATTCTTCTGCGTTCATGTAAATTACCTCCTACGAAAGATAATAAGAGCGTTCCACCTTATTCGCTCACTTCTACGTTTAATGAAAACAGCAAACAGGCAGTCGTAGTTCTGCTTTTCGGTCTGCATCACCTAGTTTGCTGTTAATCTGACATATGGACTTGCACCATACACGCTCCAATCTGTAGGAATCGAACCTACACACTCCCAAGAATCACATCTCCAAAGTGCTACCATATATGGGAATCGAACCCAAACTCACACTATGCTGTCAGAGCCAAATTCCTCTTCTAACTAGTATTAGTCCGCAACCAGCTTTCGCACGCAGACTTGAAAAGGGATTTAAACATCGCTATTTTTACAACGATTTACCTTAAAGGTTGCGAAGTAAGGTTATCATCGTGAACCCAATCGGATAGGTGGGATTCGAACCCACGAACTCAGTCCCCGGTATTTCAAACGGCTACCATCCCTTGTTGCTGAGTTTTGCCACAACTATAAGCCACTCTGTCACTATCCGTTGTGCAGTTCCCGCTACGCAAAGCGGGCATTTTTTTGATTCGAGTGGGAATTTGCTACCAACACTCTATCCGGTAATGGACCGGACTCTTGATGCGGTGTGGATTTGAACCACACATGAGATTCCGTCAGTTAGTCTGCACCTACGAATAGGGATAAATGGATTTTTATTTTCTAACGGATTTATTGGCGTAATTGCTTACAGCTATTTACCAGACTTGTTCTAGCAATCCTTGTCGCACACCGTTCTCTTAACCATCAATTAGCGTTTACCCATTCCGCCACACATCAACTCACATACAGGTTGGTTTTAGTATAATACAGATAACCAACAACTATATTTCCATTTCACTTGTATGTGAGAACGCCGACATCGTGAATCGAACACGAACAACATTTCTGTTGGATAGCTTAGCAAGCTATTGGAATACCATTATCCCATATCGGCAAAATACCGCCTGTAACGGTATGCACATCCGAAAATGTGCATGGTTGGATTCCACGACATTGGGAGAACAAAAAATGTCCCTTTTCAAGGGAATCGACACGGAAGACTCGAACTCCACCTATATCGCAATATGCGAATTATGCTAGCCAATTACACTACATGTCGAAGCGACTTTTTTCGTCACGGGTTAGTCGAAATTGTGTGGTGCACGCGTGAACACCGCGCAAAATCCAAGACTGTTCGTTAGTCACGCACCGCGAATCAGTGACATAGAATCAGACAAGATACTACACTCACAACCCGATAAAAAATAGTTTGTTGCGTCAAAACGTATTCGTGGGTATGCAGGTTGTGAGATACGAAGCACCCGGAATCGAACCGAGATTTACGAAAAAACGTGGGGTGTGTAAAACCGTATGATCTACCATTGATCTATGCTTCGTGTGCGCATCCTCTTGGGGAGACAGACGCGCAAAAGGAGAAATGTGTGTTCCCCATGGAATAAAGGGGTTTATACGCGCCGGCATTCAACCGGCAAAACCCACCGAGCCTTGTGACGGCTCTTAACAGCTTTCCGCTAGTGGGTTACGAAAGGAGGATCCTAAAATGAAAAACATTAAGAATCCAAGCTGCCCTAGTTGGATTCGAACCAACAAATGCAGGAGTCAAAGTCCTGTGCCTTGCCATTTGGCGATAGGGCATAAAAACGCTTATGCAGCGTATTCAGACAAAATTCTGTCTAAAGTCGGTCGTGATACACCAATGTTCTTTGCAAATGCAGACTTGGTGATCTTACCGGACCGGTAAAGAATCAAATTGCTGTCAAGCAATTCACTATCTACAGTTTTCTTTGTACCGCCCTTGTATTTTCCTTCTTTCTTTGCGATGGCAATTCCTTCTGCCTGTCTCTCTCTGATATGTTCTCTTTCAAGATTCGCAACGTAGGAAAGAATCTGCAATACCAGATCAGCGATAAATGTATCTGTCAAGTCTCCGGTCCTTCCAATAGTCGTGTCAAGCAATGGCATATCAAGAACCTTTATGTTTGCCTTGATCGTCTTAGTGATTCTTCGCCATTCATCCATGATTTCATCATAGTTTCTTCCGAGCCGGTCGATAGACAAGATAATGAGAACATCGTCACTCGTTAAATTGGCAATCATTGTCTGATAGTCCGGTCTTTCAAAGTCCTTGCCGGATAACTTATCCATGTAAATCTTTTCACATCCGGCGTTTTTTAGTGCTTCTAACTGTCTTGCAAGGTTCTGTTCCTTGGTTGACACTCTCGCATAGCCTATAATCATAAATACACACCCCTTATCTTTAATTGATATGGGTATTATACCATAAAATGTAATGCTTTGCAATGCTTTGCAATGCTTTTTATTGCTTTGCATTGCAATATTTATCCGTTTATGTTATATTATGCTTATGGAGGTGTAATATATGGCTAAAAAGCAAAAGCAAAACGATGCTCAAATAACAGTTCGTGTTCCAAGTGAATTACGTGTTGATCTGGAAGAAATTGCAAAAAAACAAGGTCGATCTCTTTCTAATCTCGTGATACACATTCTAACGTCATATGTCAAAGATAATTAAGTCGCAAATCAGCGGCTTTTTTATTTTTCTGCCAATTCAATATATTTATCCAGATACCACTTTGCTTTTTTAATATCTTCAACGCCATTTTTGTTATTATGCCTGTATATGTACTTAAAAGCATTGCACACGCAGAAGTCCATCACGGCTTCTTTGCCTTGCGTTTCTATCATAACGTCAATGCACTCAAAGTTCCCTGTCTCATAATGCGACGGATGATTGACGTTATCTGTTACAGTTCTTGTTATTACTCCACATTCGCTCATTAAATCCACCTCTCAACTACCCGTATTGCGTATATGTGAGATAAAATCCACTTTACAATCGTTGATACCGGATTTCCGTCATATTCCTGCCTTGAATACAGAGAAACAAGGTATATTCGGTCTGTAATTCTGTAAACCTTATATCCTGTAGAACGGAGCCGGTGTATGTCTCGATATGTTATCATGCTTCTTCTACCTCTTCTCCCCACAGCTCCATATACTTCTGAACGTCATAATCGCCAACTGTTCGTTTTGCATAATCTTCGTTGATTGGAATAATATTTGAATAACTGATCGTTTTTTCATAAACAATGTATTTGCATATATCAAGGTTGAAGTACACATATTTCTTTGTTTTTTGTAAGCAACGAAACCATCTTCCGTTTTTTGTCTTAAATAACGCAGCTTTATCTTCTTCACAAGAATCTGAATATTTAAAGCAAACAACTAACTCTGAATCTTCTGTGCTGTAAAGAAGTCCCTTGCAAATGCGTTGTGAGTGAATAATTGTTGTACGAGGTTCAGTCTCTTTGTTGTCTCGTACTTCTCGATTTTCAATTTCTGAATTTTTATTTTTGCGCTTTGAAAATAATTTCATCTTTAATCTCCCATTAAATCAACCCTTTTTTATTTTTTGAAAAATTTTTAGAAATCAAAATGCTGTTCCGTACCCTTCATTCATGGTTATTCACTCCTTTTACGTTGCCTGTAAAACCCTTATATATAACAATCATATATGTATTACGTTTATATAATTTAATTATTTATTATATGTGTAATGGTTCTATATATTTATATTATATATAATAGGGCTTTTTGTTTTGAAAAATGTTTGGGGTGCTTAGTAGGGGTGTTTTTCGGGTCCTATCTAACCCCCACCCCCTGCCGGCTGATCTGTTGGAGCTGATCTACTGCCGTTTTTCTATCGTCAAATTGCACAAATAAAACAGGAAATCCGATTGTAAAAACTAAGTACACTCTGATTTTACATCATCAATCGCTATATCTTGTGGTTTTGCTTCTATCTGTGCTATATCTTGTGGTTGTGCATCTAATCTTGGAAGCTGTGCAGCTGTAAGCGGTTGCTGTTGCCGGTTAGCATCGCTCGTATATGGAGAAGCCCAACCGAATTGCCTATTGAGTACAGCTATCACGCCAACAGGGTTCTTGTTCCCGGTTACAAGTTTGTTCGAAAGTGATTCTTCGCGATTTTCACAAAGTTTTTTGTATATCCTCATACTCGCGGAGCTTAGCCGGTCCGCTTTGTTCCATGTGGTAACCGTGTCATTATCTATACCGGTAAGATTACTAAAACCCATAATAGATACTTCTTTATCGTACAACATAGACATATATATATAATAGTCGCATATATCATTTAATAGATCATAATTATATCTGTTATAATTACTCATAATATTATTATTTATATTATATATATTGCTCTTATCTCTTAATATGTATTTATCTCTAAATACATGACGTTGTATATATCTAAGACATGCATTATATACAGACTGAGACGCGGCGCGCATGTCCTCGATTTCTTGCTCTTCGCAAAAGATGCGCAAATACATAGCTATGTCATTTTCAAAGGTTTCTATATCTCTTTCCTGTATCCGTTCGGCCTGTTCCACGTTCGCGCCTCCCTTCCTGATCTCTGGCAAATAAAAAAGCCGGCTAGAAAAAATCTAACCGGCGAACGTTCATATAGCGCCCTCTTGCCTTGGCTTGGTTGTTCATATGCTCCGAGCGCATCCGCATATAACAACTATAACAAGCTTTATAAATTGGCTATACTATACCACTATATCTTGAATATGTCAATAATCTATTGGTTTATAGACTCTATATCTTGTATATATGGTTTTTATATATGTATTGGGAATATATTTATATATAAACAAAAAAGCGACTATAAAAGCCGCCTTTTGCTACGATATATTGATACAATTTCCGCCGGTGTCTCAATTTCAAATTCGCTTGTTTCGTCGTTGTAATATACTACAAGTCCTTTTTCTTCTGCTCCATTAAAATCTCTTGTTATATCGTTCCTCATAAATACCGCCCCTTTCTAAAATAAACCATAATTTCCGCTATTCAATCCGCGTCTAAATGTTTCGTATTTCACTTCGCGGCTGCAATTATCCCAGCCGCCGCTTCTGCATGCTCTGTATGGGTAAGCCGTTAATTGACCGCCGTTCTTGTCGTACTTGATGCCGCGGATCACATATCCATTTTCTGTTAATACTTCGTATTCTGTAACCGTCTCAAGAACTTCATTTTTAACCTTGATACTATGCCAACCATCTTTTACCATACTTTCCACCCTTCGCCATCTGGCGCCTTTCGTTTGATTTTCTTTATTATAACGCTATGTGCGTTATATGTCAATAGTTATATGTGCGTTATTTCAATAATTTTTCCAATTCGTCCAGCTTGTTTATAACCGTATCGCGGATAAACGCCGAATTTGTTTTACTCAAATTGAGTGCTTCAATCCGTTCTTTTGTTCCCTCTGGGAAAACTATATTTAATCTGTAGTTCCTTTTTTCATAATCTCTAATAGCTTTCCTTTGCGCTTCCGTTGTCTTTAATTCCTGATCCATATGTCAAACCTCCTTTTATATATGATAGCTTTATTATAACGCTATGTGCGTTATATGTCAATAGTTATATGTGCGTTATGCATTATGCACAATAGATTGGATATATATGTGCGTTATTTTGTATATTATTACGTCTTGTATATGTGCGTTATATTTGCTATTATAAATACAACAAAAACAAAAGCACACCAGAAAGCCGGTACACGAAAGGGAGTATTTAATATGAAAAATTACAAGATCACAGACAAGGCAACAAAGGCAATTATAGGAGTTGTAGCAATGACACCAGATCAGGCGCGCAGAGCTGAAAAGGATTTCATCGTAAAGGAGGCATAAGGCATGGAAAGATCTATTTTAGAAAATATTGTATTTGCTTTCATGGTTGGAGAATTAGGAATTGAACCGATCACAGCAAGAAAAGAAGTTGAAAAAATGACGGATGAACAGTTAGAAAAATTTATTGATTAGCCGAAACGCTCCGATCTTGGAGCGTCCACCGCGGAACGGTCTCCCGGTGCTGATGATGGCAGACTAAAAAAGGAAAAAGGCGGCACGCCTACCAAGCACAAGCCGCCACCAATCAAAAAAATAGAAAGGTAAGGGAATTATAACACAATTCCCGAAATGGTACAAGATTATGAAAAAGATTAACGAGTTGGAAATTTTTGGTAAAAGATGGTTTCAAAAGTCATACGGCAACACATACCACACAGTAACGGTTATTATAAACGGTGAAGAGTTAAAAAGCGGCATCAAATACGGTTATGAAAACGCATATTTACAAACTGCCGCCGATCTCCTCCGCGCGAACGGTTACGAAGTGCCAGCAAATAACAACGAAGCTTTCTATAAAATGTGTGAATATCCGCACGATGTAGCAGATGTAAAAAGAAAAAAAGACTTGTAAAATTAGGCAAGTGCAGACGGTGCAGCGTTCCGGGGTTCAAATCCCCGGCTTGCTTTTCCCCGGAAACCGGGATAATATATAGAATATGGAGGAATAAGAGCATGACAATAATTGAAAAAATGAGAAAAGACGGATACCCAAAGATTATAAAAGGGAACGGAGGATACAGAGCATATTTGAAAGACATACAACCTCTAGGCGGTGGCTATTATATGGCTATATATCGTTATCCAGGAGGGGAATGCTGCCATAGTCTAGAAGAAATAAAAAAATGCTTTGAAATCATCGAACAATAGACGCCGCAGAGGATGCCAGCCGGAGCGATACCGGCGGCGGTTTTTTCCAGAATTGGGAAAACTTGGAAAATACGCCAACGAAAACGGATGCAAAAAGAAAAATAGCAACCTTGTAGCATTGCGCCCGGTTCGATTCCGGGCGGTTGTTTTCGCTCTTTTTCGGGGCGTATTATATTAAAATAAAGGGGGTTTTATTATGAAGTGCGATAATCTATTGAGAGATGCAAACGAGCAATACAAGCGCATAATTGACGCGCTGGAAGAGTTCAAACGCGGACAGATCAGCAGTAACGAGCTAAACGCAGCCGCGCTTGGTGCGCTTGATCGCGTTGATGAATCAATAAAAGAATATGAAAAGCAATAGCCGGAGTTATCCGGCTTCTTTTCGTACCTTGACAATTTGACAATATAGGCATATTATAGCCTTAATTATATCTATAAGTGGTTTATATGCCTTGTATGGTTTGCGTGGCTCTGCGGGCGTTCTACGCGCTCAAAACAGCAAATATTCACATGCGATAGCCTTTAATTTGTGCGCTCTGAAATTCTGCAACCATGCCCGGACAAGATCAGCAAGGAAGACACCCGGATTCCATCGCCGGAGCATGACGAGAGATCAGGATACCCAAACCGGCGCATCGGTATATTGGGCATTTGTGCAATATGTCGGCGATCTGCAACAGATCAGCGCAAAAGATCAGCACGCGCCCGGACAGGTCCCGGAATAGATCGCCCAATATCATCCAACCGTTGGAAATCAAAAAAACAGGCGTTGAAATTGTGAAATCGTGAAATTTCCGACCAAAATCTGCGAAAAAATTTTTCGATGGTCGTGGGAATATTGGGGAAACAGGGGGACGTTCAAATTCTGCCAGGGTAAAATTTAGAAAATCGAAAATTTTTTGAAAAAATTCTGAAAATTATTTTTCTTTAGTCGTGGTAATTTCCCATAACATAGGGGGATATTAAATTCTCGTAGACCCATCCGACACATTTTGAAATCCAAATATCAAAGCCCTTGCAGAATAATCGCATTTTCCCAACTCTTCTATCAACTTATCACGTGTCATTTCCGGGTTTGTCCGGCGAACATATTTAAGCATTTCATCTATTTTATCCATATCTTTTCTCCAATACATTGTGTAAAATATCATCGGCAAGGTATATAATATCTCTGCCATACAGCGACATAAAATCTGCGATTATCTCTTCTGTCGGCATATCAATATGGCAATCATAAGAGAACGAATAGCAATGCACTAATTCATGGCATAGCACCTTGTTTGTCATATAATCAGACATACCACTTGCGATGCTAACCGTCTTGTTATTGTCGTCGGTAACGCCTAATGTATATGTGCCATCCGACCGCTGCAATTTTTCGCTATTCGGACGTACAAATTGCAATATCCAATTTTCACCATTGATTGTAAATACCATTTTCATATACCTCAAATAAGGCTATGAGCATTACACCCATAGCCTGTTGTGTAAATTACATCTTGCTTACAAGTGTCGTAAGTTTTGACTTCGCCATGTTCATTTCTTCTTGCGACATACCGGACATTAAATCTGTAATGTCTGCTGAAAGCTCCTTCATGTATTTTTCAAGTTCACGCATCTTTGCTTCCTTGTCCTGTGGTGTATTTGCGCGGTGCATTTCCTTCGTTTCCGTGTAATTGCGCTTTGCACGGTCGTAATTACTCTCGCTCATACGAGAATTGCTTGTTCCGCCATCGTTCATGTTTGTTTCCGTGTAATACATTCTACCACGCGAATCTCTATCCATATCACGATACATTTCCGGTGTCATATGATAATACGGTTCACTATACCCACGCTGATACGTTCCGCGCCCTTTAGGTGCAAATCTTCCATCTGCATATCTATAGTGATCGTAAAATCTGCGTTCTGGATAATCTTCGTACTGTTCAAGCATACGAATAATATCCTCATTATCTTCTGACTTCTTCATTGCTTCCACAATTTTGTAGTCTTTGTCATAACAGACAATGTTCTTTGCAATCTCCGTCCAATCCTTTAAGTCGTCAAGACTTTGACCGCTGAAATTGTCAAGACCGATAGATTCAGCATTTGTTTTTACGCATTCCATAATTTTCTTTGCAAACTCATGCATACAGATCACCTCCTACGCTTCACGAACAACAATTAAATTGCTGTTCTGCGCTTGAATAGCCTGTGTAGAAGTGTTTTGAACTGCTACCGTACTGCAACATCCACAAGGAACGTCGATATATGCTTGTGCTGATACGTTGAACAGATTTTCAACTGCAGCCGGTGTTACAACCATTCTTGTTGACTGTAAAGGTTCTCCGTCTACCGCAATCGCAAGCGATATGGCTTCTACTGTTCCGCCTGTTGGAATCTGAATGTTGCCGGAATACGATGCAAGGAATCTTGCTCTGCACTGATTTGTAATTCCTCTCAACTTGACGATACCGCTTCCCTGTCTATGAACAATGCACTTGCTACCGCATACCGGTGTTTCTGTCAAAGCGACATCTTCTCCGGCGGCAACAGTTTGTAATGCAATTCCTGTAAATTCTGCCATTTTATTTACCTCTCTTTCAAAAAATAAGGGCAAACATTATAGTCTGCCCTTGGGTTATAAGTAATACTGCATAGCAGACATAATTGAGTTAAACTCAATTAAGATACTCAATTATTCTGTTGTAATTAGCATCCGCAACCTGTATTGCAGCAACAACCTGTGTTATAGCCATTTGCCAACACCTGCGGAGACCAGTTACCAAGCCCATAAGGCGAAGCGGCTGGATAAGCCGGAACCGGTGTAGGTCTTACAGCGTCAAGAATTTGGCTTGTCTGTGCTGTCATTGCAGTAGTCAGAAGTGCATTCTGTCTATCCTGTGAAGCAGCTTGTCTAAGATCACTGTTCTCAGCCTGTAATGTTGCAATCTTATCCTGGCACAGATAGTCGAGAATCGCTCTCGTTCCTGCCTGCTGACTGTCGATGATGTCTCTTGTGTTGCTGTTCATGGTGTTCTGCAATGCGCAAGTGTTGGTTGCCATATTGTAGTTTACGCCCTGAATAGCTTCACGAGTTTCACAGCAACAGTTTGCAAGCTGCGCCTGCAATGCATTTGTGTTCTGCATATTTGCGATTGTGTCAGCGTTGATTGCCTGCTGGATTCCATAGCCTGTCTGCATGATATTGGTGTTGATTCCGTTAAATCCTGTAAGCATACTGTTATTTACAGCGTAGAATCCATCACACAGACCGTTTGTGATCCCGTCAAGTTTGCTGATAACTGCGGAATTATCAAATCCGCGCTGGATGTCTGCCTGTGTAGCAGCTGTTGCAACATAGCCACCGCCATTGTTGCCGCCCCAGCTACCAAATCCGCCATTACCCCATCCAAAGAGCAATGCGAATACAACGATAATCCAGAGCCAGCCACCATCACCGCCCCAGCCGTTGCTTCCATTTCCGTCGATATTCGCTACGAGCGGAACCGACGCGCAATTTCCTGTGTTGAACATATTAGATACCTCCAAAAATTTATTCATAAAGAGGTCACCTAGGTATTGTGCGCAAACCTCTAATATGCTGTTACATACCCATTCTGCTTTTTATTTGATTTATCATTTCATCCGGGTTTATTCCTTTTTCCCGGCATAAGTTACGTGCCATCTGTTCTATTCCTTTTGTGTCTCCGCTTTGAGCCATTCCAATAGCGTTTTTAGCCATTGGGTTTCTCATAACTTGGCTATTTCCTATCATGCTCTGTAAAAACTGTTGTGGACTTCTAAACGATTGAAAAAAATTCATAAAACCACCATCCTATTTTTAGACTAAAATTGGACTAATCTTGACTAACTTTTGTTCTCGTGTTAGCTTTAGTTAAAGATTTCTCGTCGATTTTCTTTTCCAATTCTTCCATTTTGGAAAACAGGGTATCAAAGTGTTTGTTAAATATCTCTGTGGCTTCGTCTGATAGCCCTATTTTCAATTTTTCTGTGTCTTGCGATAACTTGTTAGGGCTATCGTTTTGAATCGGCTTAAAAACCATTGTAGAGATTGTTCCATCTGCGCTCCATTGCTTTGCGTAAATCTCCGACAAGTCGCTCTTAGGGAAGAATGCAACCGAACCATTCATCGGCACATCGTTGGCAACAATGGAATCTTGCGACTGCACGACCTTACCAAATATTCCTTGTTGCATCTGGTCCGGCTGTTGCGGTTGCTGGAATCTCTGAATGTTCTGCATTGGGTTATACGCCTGTTGATATGTTTGATACTGTGGCATATAATTATTTGTTTGCGGCATCTGATACGGATTCATCTGCATTTTGCTTTTCCTCCTCGTCCATAATGCTTTCGATCGCGTGAACGACCGCCGATTGTGTATTTAAGTCCAGCGTCATAATTGCTGGATGCGAAAATATTTTTGTTAAAATCTCGTCCGTAAACATAGATCATCACTCCTTTATGATTTAATTTTCTCATAAAAAAAGGCGGAATATCCGTCAGTTTTCCGTCATAAAACCTTTAGATTTCCGTCATAAAATAAAAAAAGATGCAAAACGCATCATTCTATTACAGGTGTTACCTTATTCAAAAAGTGTTACCTTTGGTGTTACCTCTCAATTTTATGGAGAAAAATAAGCGACATACAATTTTCTCCTTTCCTAGTAAAATCAAGGCTTCCCAAGGATTTTTGTTTAATTAAAAAAAGTAGCGGAAGGGGGATTTGAACCCT